ATGGTGCTGGCTCACAACACTATGTTCGATGGCGCTATATTGTCTTGGCTCTTTGATATTCGTCCTCGCGTTTGGGCTGATACTCTTTGTATCGCCCGCGCTTTACATGGGGTGGAGGTTAGTGGAAGTCTCAAGGCACTTGCGGAGAGATACAATATAGGTGTTAAAGGCACTGAGATACTCAACGCGCTAGACAAACGCCGCGAAGACTTTACTGATGACGAGTTAGACAGTTACGGTGACTACTGCATCAACGACGTGGAGCTTACCTACAGACTGTTCAGCAGGTTCTTGAAGCAGGGATTCCCTAAGAAGGAACTCAAGATCATCGACTGCACGCTGCGTATGTTTATACATCCCCTGTTAGAACTAGATTCGTGTTTACTGCAAGAGCATCTGCAAGAGATCAAGAAGCATAAGGATAAGTTGTTATCTGATGCTGGCGTGACCGACAAGAAAGAGCTGATGAGTAACGACAAGTTTGCCGAGCTACTCAGGTCTAAAGGTGTCGAGCCACCCACCAAAGTTAGCACTACCACAGGCAAAGAAGCCTACGCATTCGCTAAGACCGACGAGGGTTTCAAGAGCCTTGTAACGCACAGTAACCCTAACGTACAAGCGTTAGTGGCTGCGAGGCTAGGTAACAAGAGCACCCTAGAAGAAACACGCACGCAACGGTTCATTGACATCTCAAGTCGCGGCACTCTGCCGGTTCCTGTGCGGTACTATGCGGCACACACTGGCAGGTGGGGCGGGGATGACAAGATCAACCTACAGAACCTGCCGAGCCGTGGGCCTAACGGTAAGATGTTAAAGAGAAGCATCGTCGCGCCTGACGGATACACACTCATAGACTGTGACTCGTCGCAGATTGAAGCGAGGGTGCTGGCGTGGTTTGCGGGGCAGACTGACCTGACAAACGCATTCCGTAAGAAAGAGGATGTGTACGTCAAGATGGCGGCACGGATCTACGGTATACAAGAAGACCAAGTGTCTAAAGATCAGCGGTTCGTTGGCAAAACCACGATCCTCGGTGCTGGGTACGGCATGGGTGCGTTGAAATTTCAAGCACAATTGAAATCGTTTGGAACTGAAATAGATTTGGATGAAGCAAGGCGCATCATTAACATATACCGTGATGCGAACTGGAAGATTAGTCATGTGTGGCGCGAAGCTCAGAACATGGTTAGCCGTATGGCGAACGGTGACACTTACCAGTTTGGTAAGAAAGATGTGATCGAAGTTATAGGAAACCGGGAAGCTATACGTCTACCGTCTAAGCTCCTAATGCGTTATGAGGATCTCAAGGGAGAGCAGAACTCGCAGGGGACAGAGTACAGCTACAAGACACGCAAAGGTCGGACGCGGATCTACGGTGGTAAGGTGATAGAGAACGTCTGCCAAGCGTTAGCACGTTGTGTGATAGGCGATCAGATGTTGCTGATAAACAACAAGTACCGAGCGGTGCTGACAGTGCACGACTCAGTTATCGCATGTGTGCCTGAGTCTGAAGCAGAAGAGGCCCAGAAGTACGTCGAGAAGTGTATGAGATACGTGCCCAAGTGGGCGAAGGGATTGCCGCTGGAGTGTGAGAGCGGTATGGCTAAAGCATATGGAGACTGTGAATGAAGGAAGATATGGATAGGCACGAGTTTATTGAATCAGAGATAGTACGTGCTCGTGAAAATGAACCCGACGAATGGAAACAGAACTACTACCACCACGCTGCTAGGTATTTGGCTAGAAATCGCTTCGTAGAGGGTGGAAAAGTATGCGCTTACTGTAGAGAGCAAGGCATGTCGGAACCCCACCACCATAACGTGTGGGGAGCTATGGTTAACTCTTTGCGGCGGTTAGGTTGGGTAACTAAAGTTGGCATGATAGAACCCACCACTCGACATACGCACATAAATGAGGTGTGTCAGTGGGAAAGTAACTTATACAAATGAGCGTAGCGCCGTGGGCGTTCAGTGAAATTAAGGAATCTCAGTAATGGGTTATCTTGTAGTGTTTGTAGGCACACCGTATGTGGATGGTGTATACGCAGACAAAGGTTATGCAGAAGAAATAAAAGAGAACTTCAAGAAAAAGAGGTTTTCAGAATTGGAGTTTGAAGTAATAGAGGTTCCGGAAGGTTTTAGAGTTACTGACGACATATTCTGGGCTAGGAATTTTGACAGGATAGCCCGTGTTAACGAGGGTTTGATGAACAAATGAGCGTAGCGCCGTGGTCGTTCAGTAAGATTAAGGCATTCCAGCAATGCCCTAAGCAGTTCTACCACGAGAAGGTGCTCAAGCAGTACCCGTTCAAGGAGTCTGAGGCTACGTTGTATGGAACAGCTTTTCACGAAGCTGCGGAAGAATACATCCGCGACGGTGGTGAACTTGACCCACGGTTCAGCTACGCACAGGGTATGTTAGATGCACTGAACGCCAAGAAAGGCGAGAAGCTATGCGAGATCAAGATGGGGCTGACCGAAGACCTAGAAGCATGTAGCTTCTTTGCTCGTGACGTGTGGTTTCGTGGTATCGCAGACTTATTGATACTAAATAGTGAAGAAAAATTAGCTTGGGTTATTGACTACAAGACAGGAAAGTCGGCAAGATACGCTGACAAAGGCCAGTTAGAACTTATGGCTCTAGCGGCTTTTAAGCACTATCCCGAAGTGGAGACTGTTCGGGCTGGGCTATTGTTTGTGGTAAGTAATGATCTGATACGAGATCGCTACACCATAAAGGAAGAGGAGAAGTTGTGGACTAAGTGGCTGAGTAAGTACAGCGACATGGAAACAGCTTTTGAGAACGATACGTGGAACCCCAACCCCAGTGGATTGTGCAAAGCATGGTGCCCTGTGTTGGAGTGCCCACATAACGGAAAGAACTGATGCCGTACAAGAACAAAGCGGATCGTAAGAAGCAGAAGAACCCGCCAGTTGGCAGTCCCGCACACGAAGCTAGGATGGAGCGACAGCGTGCACGGCGTGCTATGGATAAGGCTGGACGCGATGCCAACAAGAACGGCAAAGCTGATAAGCGTGAGGGTAAGGATGTCAGTCACAACAAGATGCTGAGTAAGGGTGGCAGCAACAAAGACGGCGTGCGGATAGAGAGCAAGAGTGCTAACCGTAGTCGTAACGGACAAAGACCAAGACGTAGGTGAGTAAGGATGAGGTGAAGACAGGCATATTGATCGGCGTAGGTATAATTATGACGATCTATCTACTGTCTTTTCTTCTCACTTTGATGATGACGTATTAGACCGAGGCATTTCCTGCCTGTTGGCACGCCCCAGCCGTGTGGTCGAAGCTGGGACTTTTTAGGGCAGGGAGACAAACACACTCTCTCCTTGCAGGTTCCCGTCCCTGTGCCCGACGGCGGGATTGGCAAGGGTTCTCCAACCCTGAAACAGCACGTTCCCGTCCGTGCGCCAAAAGGCGGGACTTTTCGGGGTATGACCCTTTAGTGATAAGGGGTCTCAGCCGGATGCTCGGAACAGGCTAACCCTGTTGCCCTGCCCCATTTTTTAACCGCGTGTAGTGGACACCCACTTCGCGCTTTTTTGCATGAAGGGGCAAAACATGAGTAACGGATTTACAGTAGCGGATTTTCAAGCCGAGATAGCGCACACAATGCAGAAGCCGTATCTGCGAGTGAGAGGTGTGACACTTCCTACAAAACCGCTCTTGAAAAAGATGATAAACAGTGCAGCACCTGCTGCGGCTAGTCAGTTACTGAATAGCGTCACTTACGAAGTATCGGAAGACGTGGTTTTAGATACGACAGCCAAAATTGAAAAAAGCACTCGCAGGCAAATGGTCACCAATTTTTGGAAAGCAAGAATTCCACATGATGAGATGTTTATAGCATGGGAAATGCCTACGCCCCCCGATATGGAAGATAAAGGTGAGCAAGTATTCGAGGGTTGGCTGATAACTAAAGTACATGGAGATCAGGCTCTCACCATACGTACTGATAACCCAGTATACCCGCCAGACACGTTTTACCGCTATTCTTATTATGTTGGCGAGGCACCTGTAGGTGCGAACAGGCTAAATATTACTCATCTCCCTACATCTATCGTTAACGCAGGTTACTCCGATGACGTGCATGACGCGCCGTGGGCGGGTTACGAAGCTGAATATGGTAACGGCTCTAAGGATGTGGCGGGGCTAACACTCTTTGAGGTATTCAAGCGCATCGTTGCTATACCTAAGTTCGGTTTTATTGATCCTGTAACGGGTGAGGTCCAAGTAGATTATGACGAATGGGCACATGGTCTAAGTTCTGATGAACAGCAGATGCTCAATCAAGTCTCTGCCATGCCGACTACGTTCCCAGAAGGCGACTTCGACCCCTATCTTGGCACGATGAAGTTTATGCAGGGCGCTGTTGAAGACGAGAGTCCCTATGCGGTGTCGCTGATTAAGTCTTTCCCGAAGCTCATGGGGTTTATAGCCGCACAGAATTTTAGCTGGGTGTTCACAGAGCCTGTGTCTCGTGGCAAACATACAAAGAACATTAGTAGTCGGGTGCAACCTCGCAATCGACACTACAAACTTGAGATCAAGCTACCCAAAGAGAAACAAGTTATAGAGGGCAAGCAGACTCAACGCACCCGCGAGTTTGGCAACGCACTGCACACTGTAAAAGGCCACCCTAGAACACTCAAGGACGGACGTGAAATATGGATTGACGAACACCAACGCGGCGATGCGAAGTACGGCATCGTCACCAAGGACTACGTGCTAACGAAAGATAAGAAGGGTGATAAATGAAAGTCAAACACAAAGACGATTTTGAAAACGAAGAAGATGCTATCCAGTATATCCATGAGGTGGCGCTGGTGGCTATATCATACGACAAAGAACCTGAAGATCTTACGGATATAGACATCGCTAGGGCCAGAAAGAAACTGAAAAAGTATGGCATAGATCTGTCTATGGAGTTGTGGAAGTGAAAGTCATAGACAACAAGGCGCTTCTACTGCGGCTACGTGATCCAGCAAAAGTTACCGACGTAATACCAAAGAGTAAGGAGTTATCAGGTAACCGTGTGGTGGTTAACTGGGGGGTAGACGAGGCTCATGTACTCAAGAATCTCGACATCCATGCACCGTCACCCATCGAAGGGCAGTATCAGTGGACGGGTAAGTACAAACCATTTGAACATCAGAAGACTACATCTGGGTTTCTGACACTCAACAAACGTGCGTTCTGCTTCAACGAACAGGGTACAGGTAAGACCGCCAGTGCTATCTGGGCGGCAGACTTCTTGATGAAGCAAGGCCGTATCAAGCGTGCTCTGGTCATCTGCCCCTTATCTATTATGGATTCAGCGTGGCGAGAGGATCTGTTCAGCTTTGCCATGCACCGCAAGGTAGATATAGCCCACGGTTCAGCAAAGAAAAGAACCGCTGTAATCGAAGGCGATGCAGAGTTTGTCATAATAAATTATGACGGTGTGGCAATCGTCTCGGACGCCATAGCCAACGGTGGGTTTGACCTAGTGATTGTGGACGAGGCAACTCACTACAAGAACGCACAAACTGACCGCTGGAAAACACTCAACAGGCTACTTGGGCCAGACAAATGGCTCTGGATGATGACGGGTACCCCTGCTGCACAGAGTCCGTTGGATGCGTACGGGCTGGCTAAACTCGTTAACCCGAAGGCTGTGCCACGCTTCTTTGGCTCGTTCCGCGATCAGGTCATGGTCAAGGTGACTAACTTCAAGTGGGTGCCTAAGCCCAACGCCACGGAGACAGTGTTCAGTGCCTTACAGCCAGCGATACGGTTCACCAAGGAAGAGTGTCTTGATCTACCTGACATCATATACACAACTCGCGAGGTACCACTGACCCGCCAGCAAGATAAATACTACAAAGAATTGAAGAACCGCATGGTCATGGAGGCTGCTGAAGAGACAGTCACGGCAGCTACGGCAGCGGTAAACATGAATAAGCTACTGCAAATCAGTTCTGGGGCGGTGTACACCGATGACAAAGAGGTGGTGGAGTTCGACATCAAGCACCGATACAAGGTGCTGCGTGAGGTGATCGACGAGTCCAGTAAGAAAGTCCTGATCTTCGTGCCGTTCAAACACACAATACAGCTACTTTCCGAGAAGCTACGCAAAGACAAGATACCCACCGAGGTCATCAGCGGCGCAGTCAGTGCGACTGAACGCACGCGCATATTCAAAGAGTTCCAAGAGACTGACAGCCCACGAGTGCTGGTCATACAGCCACAGGCTGCGGCACACGGCGTTACGCTGACTGCTGCAAACACAATCGTGTGGTGGGGGCCAACCAGTTCGGTAGAAACATACGCTCAAGCCAACGCACGTATTCACAGAGCGGGGCAAGATCACAAGTGTACGGTGGTACAGCTACAAGGATCTCACATAGAAAAACGTGTGTACGCACTACTAGATAACAAAATAGACACACATACAAAAATTATTGATCTTTACAAAGAAATACTTGATTAAACAACTACCTACTACTATATTGCAGTTCTCGGCAATGGAAGGACGAAAACATGGCTGATGCGAAGCGCGTAGGTGGTTTGCCTTTGAACAAGATGATGAGGGCTTACCTCAAGATCAAGGAAGAAAGGGCACGCTTATCTACGGATTTTAACGAGGCTGATGACAAGCTAGTTAGTCAGCAAAACACAATCAAAAGCGCACTACTGGAGTATCTAAAAGAGAACGATATGAAGAGCGTCAAGACTGATGCAGGTACGTTTTACCGTACTGTTAAGCAGAAGTATTGGACTAGCGATTGGGAACACATGCACGAGTTTATCTTGGAGCATAAGGTACCTGAGTTCTTGGATAAGCGACTGAATCAGAAAAACGTACGGGAGTTCTTAGAAGAAAACCCAGATCTTCTGCCGAAGGGCTTAAACGTAGATGCGGAGTTCGCTTTGACCATAAGGAAGGCGTGATGGAGCAGTTAGTTCCAATAGAAGATGTTGCGAAGCACTTTGGTGTGTCATTATCCACGACCCGTAAATGGGTGCGGGATGGGGTCATTCCAGAGAATACGTACATCAAGGTAGGTAAAACTCAGCGGTTTGCTTTAGCAAGCATTGCAGAGGCTTTACTGAAAGGCACCGCATCCGAAGAAGGTGCGGAAGAAACTACCGTGGATGACTTTGATCCCACAGCGTTTGATCCTGACGAAGATGTGTAATGCGTCGAGTCAGTTTACAGGGTAACAAGTTTACTGGGTTAGACTTTCAGACAGACACGTCGTCGGTAGACGTAATCATCGTGAACGCAGCGGCAGTATCGCGCTCGTACTACAAAGATGCTTACGATCCCACCGTCAAACGTCTGCCTACATGCTGGTCTAGTGATACCCAGAGACCTTCACCCGATGTGCCGTCAGATCGAAGACAGAGTGCGCGATGTATTGATTGCTCACAGAACATCAGAGGATCTGGCACTGGAGGGGGTAGGGCTTGCAGATTTAGTCAGCGACTAGCGATTGTTGAAGAGAAGGCGTTAGACACTGTGTATCAACTGCAAGTACCTGCCTCATCCATATTTGGCAAGGCTCAAGGTAGAAGCTCTATGCCTCTACAGGCTTACGCTAAGTTTTTGAGTGGGCATGGAACGCCCAGTGCAGCAGTGGTGACGAGGATAAGTTTCGATGCGGGTAGCCCCGTGCCAAAGCTGTTCTTCTACCCACAAAGACCGTTAGAAGAAGAGGAACTGCGTTTAGTTAGGGGAATAGTGGATACAGATGACACGTTAGCAGCTATTGCTTTCGACATTGTTCCACACAACCG